CGCTGGAAGCCCGGGGATTTTTATGTGTCTGATGTGCTGTGGTCTGACGCGGAGTGAGCCTAGGTGCCGGAGAGTCCTTCGCGCAGCTCTGCTAGTTCTTCGTCGAAGAGCCCCGCTATTTCTTCGTTGATCGCTGCGAGCCGATCAATCCAGGCGACCGTGACCGCGCCGTATGTGATGAGTGACGTGACTGCGCCTTGGTGGCGGGCTGTGCGTGCCTCGATCTCATGGACGCCGATGTGCACACGTCGGCCATCGCACCCTCACACGGTGCACTTCTGCAGGACCCAGACGGCAAGAAGGGCACGCCAAGGCACACGAAGCACGAACCCCAGCAACACGACATGTTCTTTAACCCGATAATCAAGCCCCAGTTTCGTTTTCCTTGTCGACGAGGCGGTGCTCGTGCTCAGCATGTGGGAGGACTTGTCCCACGACCCCCTCACTGATACAGTGAATCAGGTCATATTACTTATGAGGAGGCGAAGAGGCCATGCCTATTTTCGGCGGTAAGCAAATCGCAGAGCTACAGCGGAGACTCGCGATTGGGGAACAGCAGTACCAGGAAGCCAGGGGAGAGATTGCCCGACTCTCCGAGGAACTCGTTCGGCTTAGCGGCGAACTCACGGCTGCGCAGGCTGGTCAGGCAAACCTCCAGGCATTTGTTGATGCCCATGGCGGTAAGGCGGCATGGGAAGCAGATCAGGCCGCTGACCATGCGCGCCAGGCGCTCCAACAGGTTCGCACCCAATGCGCAGAACAAGAACAGGGAATCCGTGCTGATTTGGAGCGACTTATAAAAGAGGAGGCAGCCCTGCAGGAGAAGCTTCACCCCATGCGCGTCCAAGTCAAACTAGAAGAAGCAGGTTTCACTGAGTATGATCACCCTGCAAAAGATTCTGTCGAGCTGGCGGCCGCTTTGCGAGACCTTCGAAAAGACGTACAAATGGCAGTTCGAAGCTATAGCGCAGTTGAATCGCTTGATGATTTCGAGCCGCCCCACACGAAAAGCGGCCGGAACAAACTCGCGAAAGATTCAGCAAGGCTTGCGCTCATGGCTTTCAACTCACAGGTTGATTCAATCATCGAAGCGGCAAGCGCTCGAAACTACGAAGCAAGCCTCGCGAAGATCTTCAAGGCCGCTGAAGTTGTTGAACGACAATGCACTGTCACCGGCGTGAGGATCAAGCCAAACTACGTGGAACTCCGCGCTCGAGAACTGCAACTCGCAGTCGACCATCTCAAAGCAAAGCAGCTGGAAAAAGAGCTGGAAAAAGAACGCAAAGCAGAACTGCGAGAGCAAGCAAAAGCGGAGCGAGAACTCCAAGCCGAGAGGGAACGCCTCGAAAAGGAACGGCAACACTACCTCAACGTCCTCAAGACGGTCGAAGAGATCGGTGACGAAGCCGAAACTGCGCGCCTCAAGCAGCAGATCATCGAAATTGAAAAGGGGATCAACGACGTCGAGAAGCGCGAGGCCAACATCCGTGCAGGTTATGTCTACGTCATCTCGAACATCGGATCCTTCGGCGAACGTATGGTTAAGATCGGCATGACACGCCGCCTCGACCCCATGGATCGTGTCCGTGAACTCGGAGACGCGTCCGTGCCATTCAACTTCGATGTCCACGCCCTGTTCTTCTCCGACGATGCCGTAAGCGTCGAAACTGAGCTGCACCACCGCTTCGCAGACAAACGCGTCAACCGCATCAACGCGCGGCGCGAATTCTTCTACGCTACCCCCGCAGAGGTTCGAGAAGCCCTCAAAGACGTCGCCGGAAACCTCCTCGAATTCACCGAAGAACCAGAGGCGGAGCAGTATCGACTCAGCCTCGAAGAAGCGCGTGCATCTGCCGGATGCTGAGGTGGCACACCCTCGCTAGAACCTAGAGGACCCGCCGCTGCGTGGGTCCCACTGGCGTCCACTCCGGCTCATGGCGGCTGAGTGTCAAGGCGGTTTTTTGCGGAATAGCTGATGTATCATCGATCTATGAGGTGGGTGACAAAAACAACCTGGGTTCGTATCGTCGCGCTCTTTGGCGTCTATCTGCTGGTGTCAGCACTCTGGTTCAGCTTCGCGCGAGTCTCGGATTCGAACGAGGCCGTGAAGAGCATCGCGTTCCTGATCCTGCTGGTGGTTCTGCCGATCCTGGCGATGTGCGTCGCCACCTGGGACGGTGTGAAGGAGGGATTCAGCCTCCTGTGGTTGGTCGCACCATTCGTGTGCTTCCTGGCACCGATGTTCCTGTTCTTCAACGCGAGCGCCCTCATCTACGGGGTGGCCTACAGTCTGCTTGGCTTCGCGGCCCACGGCCTCGGCGTACTGGTCCACTCGCGCCGTTCCTAGTAAGCGCGCCCGGCTTTGGGACTGACGATGCGGATAGGAAGCGAGATCGCGGATAGGCTACGAACACGCGGATAGCCTATTAACTTATCCGTATCCGCGTAACCTATCCGCGTGTTTCCTCGCGGATCTGTCCCCGTGCGCAGAACCCCGTTTCGCCCCGGTGCTGCCTCCGCGCGCGGTAGCATTCCCGGTATTGCGATGGCTTAAGGCTCACGCAATGCACAAGCACACGGAGGTGCTGAGCATGTTCTGGGACCGGGTCGCCCCACTCTACGACTTCTTCGGCAACGCGTTTAACCGAGCCGCCTACGACGGTACGGGTGAAGCGGTCGCACGCGACGACTGCATCCTCGAATGTGCGTGCTGCACCGGCGCGATTAGCGCCGCCATCGTTCCGGTCCGCGCGAACCTCGGACTCGGTGTGCCGACCTAACGCGAATGCGCGTGAGAACAAAAAGAGAGTCTGATACCAGGATGGGTTCACAGAGGAACGAGGCAACTTGTTTGTGAGGCACACATTCGTAACATGAGCGCGCAAGGTTGCGCAGACTGAACAATTGTGAAAGCATTTGCGGTCAGTGGAAGTGAAGATTCTGGAGAGTTTGAGTGTTTTTGCTTTCCTTGATCGGAATGCTGTGTTAAGCGAGAAAGGAGTTCGTCATGGTTCGTAGGCCTGTCTTTGTGCCTGACTCTGATAAGCCGTATGTTTCGGAAGTATCTCTGGATTTTGAGTACTTTCCCGGATCTTCTATTCAGCAGAAGCAGCGTTCGATTGCGAGTTTGCATGCGTCGTATGTGGCTAGGTTTCCTTCGTCGCGCGTTCTGGAGGTATC